CAAAGCAGGGATGATTTGATTGATGAAATAACAACTGCAACAGGACTTGAATTTATCAATCTACTCAATGTGAATGTATCCGGTAAAAGCTTGAACATCAATATCAAACCTAAGATTAATGCCTCTGTTTGTGTCCCTCAAATTCCTGCTGATCAATTACCTTTATAATGGCAATGACCAGCAGCGATATAATCAAACAGTTTGGGAATCAACTATTGGTTGATATGACAAAAGCCATACCCAAAGCAACAGGGGAAACCCAGAAATCAATGGCTATTAAATTCTTTGGAACCACAACAATAACAACAGGATTTGCAATTCGAGGTGGCGAGCAGATTGATGCAATCATTGATGGCAGAAAACCAACCTCGGCAGGAGCAGCAAAAGGGAGTCCGACATTGCAGCAGAAAATGCTTGCTTATATTCAGGCTCTCAGAATACGGCCGAATGATCCTAAAATGACATCCCTCCAATTGTCCTATGCATTTGCTAATCATATTCACCAGCATGGATTCAAGGGGCAAGGAAACATATTTAAAACGGTTGTAAATAAAAGGCGATTCGATGCATTGACAAAATCAATATTGGATTCAGAAGTATTAAATGTACAATCAAGTTTACGTAAAGAATTAAAATTATCATGAGTTTAGCTATAACAAAATTCCCCGAAAAGTTTGTAAATAACGATCCATTGTTATTAAGTAAATGGAGCGCGGTTCATCATGAAATGATATTTGGTATGGAACGGCAGGATTATCCTGTTGTATTAACTTACAATCCAGCCACTCAGGTATTGATTGCTGTCATATCGGCTGGTACAATGATTGATAATCCACTGCCAGGGGATCAGGTTTATGTTGAAAGCAGCACAACCTCTGGAACCTTTACAATTGATACTTTCAATTTCCCAAATGTATTCACTTTCCTACCTCAGGTTTGGACCGGAGGAAATGTAAGCGCATTTATAAATCTGTTTAGTCGAACAAATTACTTCATTCGTACCAATGTATTTGGAGTTGATACGGCAAATCAATATTTCTTTATCGGTCAATCTCTTAACAAACCGGATAGCACAGGACGGGCAACGGTTGATGTCAGCTCGTTTTTAAAAGCAGCTGTTGGTTATGTTGATGAGTTCGATTACATCGCATTAAACGCTAAGGATTTAAGTCTTGGTGGATCCTACAATATTACATTCAGTGAAAATTGGGTTGGATTCGTTGGACCATTTTCAGGTTTATCAAATGATGTATTGCGGTTCTTTGTTAATGCAGCAAAACAGATTCAGGATGTACTCGGTGAAAACATGGGTGAATTTGTTCCGTTCTTTATTGATCAATCTCCAGTGCTAATTGAGGAGGGGAAATTTCTGAGTGATTTCGAATCACCAACTTACTTTCCTGGATTCCCATTTACTTTTACCATAATATTATCTTGATACATTAGTTGCCATTGGGCCTTTACCCTTTACCTTCAATTCAAACCTCATTCGCATTAACAGCATATCCAAATCATCCGGCGATCGGCCAATTCGTTCCTTTACTTTTTTCTTTGGCATGATTTGAATCTTTTGCTCCCTATCCAATTCGTATGATTGCAAACATTCCAACTCCTGCATGATGTGCTTTTTATCCGTTTCACATTCAATGTACATTTCACCAGCGTTGATTTTCTCAGCTAATTTGTATCCACATTGTGACTTGATATTTTTGTAGTTAATCTTTGTTTTGCTGGATACCTGGATTGGAGCTCCACCATTATTGAATGGAACCGCACCCTGCAAGTATCCCCTCAAGAAAGCGCCCAATCCATCCGCATCATAAACAATGTTTGATCGCTTAACCTTGTACTCCTCAGCAAGCTTTTTAATAATGGCAGTAACTTCTGGAGCATCGCACTTATCAATGGTAACATAATGAATCAACACAAGCCCATCCCATACACCAATTTTGAATTTGTCGGAACCATGCAAAGCAATATCCGCTGAAATGTAGCGGGTTCCCTTTACTGCATGAGTGTTGGTCCAAAGGTCTTTGATTGATGCATAGGTGCACAACATATCATTTTCCTCCTGGGCCTCGGCCATATACAATTGCATAAACACCTTGGATGGCAAATCCTTTTGAGCTTGTTCGATTTCCTCACGATCAAGAATACCCTCATCAACAGCTTGCCATGCAGTTACTTTGTGATAGGAATATTCAGGATCAGTCTTTGCTTTTTCCTTGAGCAGATGCATCCAATTGGAGGAGCCACCAAAGTTTCCAATGAGTTTCATCTTACCTCTTGTTGCTGTGATTGTGGTCCTCAGCACATGCCAAGCTGCCTCCTTTGCTCTTGGCGCTTCATCGAATACAACGGAATAAACATCCTCACCAAATAATGCATCCGGATCCTTGGCAGTTTTAAAATGGATGATTGCTCCATTCGGGCAACTAATTGTTAATGCTGTGTTGTTGATTTTATACGCGCCACCGGATCGAATCACCTTTAGCTTTAGCCTGTTAAATGCAATCTTAGATTGTCCGTATAATGGGGCAACCCACCAATGGTTATAACCTGGCTTATTCCAATCAGCATGAGCCTGTTCGAATATCCACCACAAATGGGCAAACGTTTTACCAGCCTTGGTTGATGCTTCTGTTACTGTGAATCTTGAATCATTGTAAAGGAATTTCTCCTGGTAATTGGTGAGGTTTGGTTTCTTGATCTGAATGATCATTTCTTATTGAACCTGGAATAAAGCATACTGCCCCTCATTTTAAAATACTTATGTGCTGTTCCACATACTGCCGCAAGTGTGATTAAATGATGCTCAAATTTCTTAGCGTCCATATCCCAAAATGATTTTATTAATTTGCCAAGTAAATACCCCAACACCATTGTAAAGTGGCTTGACGGTTTAGAGGATTCATCACCCCATTTTCCCAAGTGGTGTGCCATTTCACATTTAACCGCCTCGTTAAATTCTGCAAATTGTGGTGTATTCAACTTTCCTTCCAACTCCTTTATCCGTTCATCCGTTGATGTTTTTAACTGAATGTATTCGCCTTGCAATATGGTAAGGGCTTTTTCTGCTTCTGTTTTGTCTGCCATGTTTTATTTGTTTGGTTATCAATTAGTTAGTTACATTGTTACAGTACGAAAACCCCGTGACATCGATACGTCTATCGAAGCACAAAGTGGGGCTAATCAGTGAAATCAACAATGATCGGCTTATCAGGATCGCCTCCCTCCAGTATTGTTTTATCACCGTACTTCTTTGGATTCATTTTACCCAGCATCCATTTCCTCGCATCAATCATAATCTGATTCCTTTTCACATCATTGTTCCGAATAGAAATAACCTCCTCGGTTGCTTCTATTGTCTCAATTACATTCCCATCATCATCCTTTAACACATCAATTGTATCAACGTATTCAACCACAAATTCACCATCAGCAATTTGAAGTATGTCCTCGAATATTGTTTCAGCCCTCGCCTCGCACGCGCGTACGTATCGTTTTGATTTCTCCTCATCCTCATCTATCCACTTGTAAAATGTTTGACTACTTGGCTGATTATCAGCGTTTAACACCCTTCTCAAAGGCTTCCCATTCTCAATTGCTTTCATGATTTTATCGAAAGCTTCATTTATTTCATCGGTTGTGTATGCCATGTAACAAAAATAGTAAATAAAGTATAGATGAATAATACCATTGTAATTGTTGGCATCGTTTCCGCAAAATTTTTCAAAAAAAAGCCACCCATTTCTGAGTGGCATGTGTAACGTATTTCAGGCTTGTACTATACTATTACTTCATCTGGATCCCCCTCCAATAGCTGGAGCATTAACTTCCTAAGTGATGGCATTATCTTGTTGTAAGCCTCTTTTTTATTTTCAGCAACATCGCTTGCATCTATAGCTAATAAAGCAATTACAGATACCTTTGTTCCTAAAGCTGTCGCGATAGCTTCCAAAGTCTTTTTGTGTGGATCTGATGCGCCCGTTTCTATTTGACTGAAAGCTGTTTGGCTAATGCCTGCTCCTTTTGCTACCTCTGATTGAGTTAACTTTTTAGCCCTTCTTATTTGTTTTATTGCATTTCCTACATTCATAACTTAATAGTTTATTGGTTTATGCAAAGATATATTAAGTTTTACTTATAAACAAGTTATTCCTAATAAAAAAGAGGCTAAACATTTCTGAATAGCCCCTGTTAAAATGGTTGTGGATGGAATCAAATCCTTTCGAAAACATGGAACACTAATCCGTCATCCATTATTACCGTTCCCCTGTGATATAAGTTAGTTCCTGCCTCCTTTCTAATTTCATGCCCAGTTCCGTAAATCTCAATATCTCGATTCTGTTTTTTATTCTCTGGATTTACTAAGGCCCATATTGCCATGATCCCATTTTCTTGAACCTTGGCATCTATAATTTGTGCGCCTGTTGGCATAGAAATCACTTGACGTAATGCTCGTACTAATTCAAATTTCCATATTGTTGTGTTCATAATATATTTGGTTTTTGGTTACTAATTAAGTTAGTCCAATAAGGTAACAATCAACTTATCAAACTCTATTTTATCATTAGACAATTCACTCTTGTTGACAATATTTACAAAGCTAACTGCATTGTTCAATGCCCTCAGTGAGTGATAAACTGATTTCCTTGTTCTGATCCGGAAACTCTCAAAAGCTTCCTCCTTTGTAGGATATGCAAACCTCTTGTTCGAATCCTTTAGAACAAACTTTTCTTTCATAAAGCCGTAATCAACATACTTCTTTTCTTTGATCCAATATCCTCCTGGTGTTTCCCTTACTGCAACAAACTCAATTAGTTCGATGGACTTAACTTCTCCAGTTTCCTCATCCTCGTATCCATATTTTCGTTGATAACGATAATGGTTTGGTAATTCTGATTCATTTTTATCCATATTATATTTGGTTTTTAAGTTACTATTTTCTATGCTCAGGCTCAACATAATCAATCCCTAATCGTTGGAATAGATCGCGCTCCTCAGCTATAATTACATTGTTTCCATACAGCGTTAGAAACCCTCCAGCGCCTTTATATCCTTTGCTTACCCAAGTGCTTGCCAATGTTTTATGGCTATATTCTGCGGATCCAGTACGGATGGCCAAGATGAATCCCCAATTCCCAGGGACCGCAAAAAACAGATCGAGCTTAATCCCATCCGGTAAAATCCGCTGAGTATATTTACATGGTAACTCACCTTTGACTTTCTCCCATTGGTTCACAACCGTTGCAATTCCTGATTCAAACAACCCAACATCAAATGGTTTTGGTATGGCCACAATTTCAATATCCCCAACCTCAGGCTTTTTTCTCCTGATGCTTCCAGCTATCTCAATGCGCTCACAATGAGGGGCTAATTCTGCCTTGATTTTCTCGGCAATGGCCAATGCTTTTTGTAATTCCATTTTAAGTTATTTTATACTTGAACAATTGGTGACTTTCCTTTTCCACAAAGCCATCCCCAATACATTATTGCGTATATGTGTTTATCCATTGAGCTTGTAAAAACCCCTGGCTTTTTAAATGTGTTATCAAATAAATCTGCTTCCTCATTAAATTCTAAATCGCTTAATGCAGCATCGTATAATATTTTTACTTTTGGGCTCATAATCTATTTTTAATAAACTGTTATTGCTTTGCATTTTACGCACTCTATTTCTTTGCAGTGCCTACGTGCTATTACCATAAATGATTTTAACTTAAACTTTTTTCTGCCACATTTATGACATTTCATC